GTCCAATTCAGCTGGACAATTAAAACCCTCAAAAAGCGATGGATCCAAATACGTTAAAAAGTTACGTTTGGCTCCACTAAGAGGATATCCAACAGAAGTATTGGGTGGCATCTTGTCTACAAATTTCTTACCATCAATTCCGCAAACAGTCTCCATCCTTGTCAAAGGGCGAGTGTTCTCGCGAAGTGCATGATATTCATTTAATAACGAATGAAAAGGCTTCTCATAATCCTCGACTGCTCGAGTCAAGAGATCACCTTCAAAACCATGCGATGGCTGGCAAGAATGTTCTAATGATGCATGCCATGGATCTCCCTTGCGAAATTTAGGTTTGCCCCACTTGTTAGCAACACCACACACTTTTTCAACTTGTTTACTAATGTGAGATGTCACAACATCCGAGTAATAGGTTACACGTCCCTTACAAGATCCGAAGACCTCAATATTGGGCGTTTTACCATCTACGATGGGCAATTTCCGCAAAGGACTCTTTTCATGAATAGTCGATCCCTCAAAAAACTGAACTCCATACTTTTCAGTCTCAAAGGTTCCAGAACTTGCGCCAAGTAAAACTCCGGGTAGTGTCTGAAGGCGTTGCAGAGAATCATCAATCTGCTTACGAATAATAGTGCCTCCACACCCCTTGGGAGTGTTTTCAACACCGCCTAAATGAAAGGCAGCGAAGAATGGCGATTTAGTTTCTGAAACGAGTGGTGACATACACAAACCTACCTTGGTGGGAAATTTCAATTCATATTTTCCACCGGCAAATCGCATAAAGCCATTACCCACTTCTTGAGGTCTAAATAGAGCTCCAGATCTCTGTACAACTCCCAAATCATCTTTCCACAAAAACTCACATGGAGTATTTACTGTTGGATGTGACTGGGGGAAGAAATCACGGAGATCCTTCCAAGAGCCTCCATTAGGGATCCAGACTAAACTAGCATCCATATTCTCAATATCCACTGAATGCTTTCTAGACACATATGAGTGGAAATTACCTCCTATTGCATGTGGGGAATGACGAGTAAATTTGCATAGCATATTATCGTCTTTCCACGAGTGCTTGGGAATCAAAGCAACATTAGAACAGACGAAGAAGGCATCTGTACCATAATGTTTACCATCCACCTCGTATGACATAAAGGTAGTATTACCAATTGCCATTTTCTTTAAATCAGAAAAAGTAGTGGTTTTGCTCCGATGTGAAACAGGTACTGGAGAAATATGGACGTTGGCCCAATTTTGCTCATCCGCTATTTTTGCAGTTAAATCATTTGCATCCCTATCAGCAATCTCAAAAGATGTAGGGTGCATCATTCCTTGGGTGGTGAACAATTCTCTTTTATTGCGTAAACTCTTAACAAGAGTATAAACGCCAGTGAGAATTGCACATCCGGCTAGCAGATAAGCAACTTTCCTCTTACGTTCTGCAGTAATCCAGCGATCAGCTGATCTAGCTCCAGACATAGTTTCCATAAGTAATTCTACCTCTGCTCGCCATGTATAAATACACGACAAACAAG